TACTTCGCCTTCTGCTAATTCTGGCCGCTGCTTTGGATCGAACCCAAGTATTGCCCGATTGTCTGGTTCGCCGTTAACCGCAAACATTAACGCAAGCGAATCAACCGGCAAATTAGCGTGAATGCCGTATGGCATGACTAAAATCGCATCGCCAACTTTTCCAGAATACGTGACTTGCTGGACTGCGAATTGCTGCGCCTCAGTCGGTGCCGCTTTGGTCACTCGCGCCCATTTTAGCAATTTATGCAACATTTTCGGCTACCTTGACTTCTGGTTCTGGATCCAGGTCTAAAGTGTAAGCTTTTTGACCAACGAAACCCAACGAAGTAGAGCGCCCGCCATCAAGATCCAGCGTGAACGTTACCGAATTACACAACATAGGTTCTATTTTTCCGATAAAATCGTCAACTATTTGATAGATTTTATTGACCTCCCATAAGTCGCCTGTATCACCACCTACTCTAAATAATGGCACCCTTGCAAAGTATGCCAGGCCTCGCGCTTTTCTTACGTCCGCTTCCCAAAATGCCCTTTTTAAACATTCTGCATCGGATAGTGGGATCCTCGATTCCAGGGTAAGCCGTCGGCCAGACCTGATACCAGAATCAAAGACCCCGCCACCCTGATCAACCACAGAGGCAAGGTCGGTCTCTCCGGCATTATTCAGGGCGACAGGGTTCAGGCCGGAACTGATTTTATAGCTGTTGTAGCGTCCGGTAATGTCGTAACTAAAATTACATTCTAAAACGTTGTTATCTTCAGCGTCGATTATATGTTGTACGACCCCATCAGCAGGGTTACCAGAATTAGACGCTATCACTAAATTGCCATCGGCATTGGAGGTTAAAAGCACTTGTCTTTTTTCGGCATATTTACTAATAAAACTAAAAGCATTATCCCCCGGTTCAGGGGCCGCAATGTCTTCTGCCCCGTTAAATAAAGGCGGGCCAACTTCATCAATGACGGTTATGTCTATGCCAAGGTGATTTATTACTATCTCAATTAGAGATTTTAAAGACAGCCCCTCTCCCCTTACATCGTCTAGCCCACCCTCGCCGGTATCTTTGCTTTTTACGTCGATAGTACTATCCAGTACATCGGCGGTTTTATCGCGTCCGCTAATGCTTACGGAGTGGCTTTCACCATCATAATCCACTTCTATTACTTCGATAAAACCAGTTAAAACGGTTTCACCATCAACAATAACCTTGCAGGCTTCACCACCCTTGAACGGCAACGCTTGCCCGCCTGTCATGACAGTTTCAAAATTAAAAGAATTGCTCAAAGCGTCCAGATGGATTTCGCAATTGCCAGACACGAAATCCGTGTATTGAACACCGTTTACTTCTAACATCATGCGGTTAATACCTCAACAGTTCCCTCTACGAATGACACGTCAGTAAAGCCATTCAGGTCCACCAGGGCTTGCCCCTCTTCGTCATTGCCATAATATGTGTATCCAAGTAATCGGGCCGTGGTGGGGTTTGTGTGAACGCTTACGATCTGACTAGTATTGACTCGAATGTCATCCAGCGCCCCCAATACTTTTACACGCATTTCTGTTATCGAATCGATTACATCTTGAGAAGCGCCAACGGTGGGCTGGCTGTCAGAAGCCGCGTTCACTGCAAGTCCGGTCAACACTAATTCGTATTGGGCGTCTAGCTCGGCGGTTACCTCATCAATCTCGCGGACAGTTTCAAAATCAATATTGGTAACGGCTAAAAAAGCGTAACCAAGGGCCGACGCGGCCACCGCCCCATTGAGAACTTCTTTGTTTGTTTGTCGTTCTATTCGGCCCACCGTGTCCTGTTTTATTTCTAGATCGCCATCACCAAATCCGAAGAAACCTAAGAACGTGTCAAACGTAGCGCTTGCAGAAGCATAGAGACCATTAACGCTTTCAAATAATCCTGTGAACGCATCGGCCAACGCAAGCGGGTCAGATACTAAGCTATTAACGTCTGCCGAAAGCTGACCTAACTCGGCGCTAAATTCGTTTAATGTCTGCGCCGCTTCACCAATAAACGCTGTGGACTCTCTAGCCGTTTCAATAACAGCCTCAACTTTATCAACAGCGGCCTGGAAATTACCAACGAACTCATTGCTAACTTTGTAATTTTCGACAATATCCGCATTAACTGCCGATTGAACAGCGCTATTAGCCGTGGCTATTTGAGGCCCTACGTTATCAGTTCCTTGAGGAATGCCGGTGCTGTTATCAACCTCAAAATTGACACTAACAATCGTGTCGCCAAACGAGTTAAAGTTTTCACTTATCGTGTAATTGATCGCAATGACATTATCGACACGACCATAAAGCGGGTGAATTAACTCGCCTGGTCCCTGCTGTTCAAGGACTGCTAAAAGTGTGTCACGGTAGCTAAAGTATTCGGCGTCTGTGGTATCCCTAACAATGATTTCAAGTGAATATTTGCGAGGCTGTAACCCTAAATCCTCAACTGACTGGGTGTCTCGATTAGGAAACTGCTTAACAACGGACTTACGCCCACCCGCGACACTGCCAGAACGCATGGCGATGGGTATGGTTTTATAAAACCCGTTTAGTATTTTTCCCTCGTCAGCCATTAAAGCGCCCTCATATTCATGCCAACATTTAATCCGCTACCATTATTTGTTAGCTTGGTTGATTTAACTTCAGAGCCAGGGGCCGCCGCTACTGTTATTTGCCCGCTTATCGTTCCTTTAGCCGCGCCAATAGGTGCCGTGGGTGCTATAGCATCATTAGCCGCCAATGCTTGAGCATGAGCGCCGCCCACGTCCAACGATGGAATTTTAACGTTATCGAATCCTAGCAATCCCGACATTAACCGAAAGGGGGTAATTAGTTTATTTAAAATCAGAATGCCCGCGTTAACAGCTAGTTTTATAGACTCGATAAAACGGCCTTCCCATAAAGCTGTGAACGCATCGCCCACCGCGTCGATTATTTCCATTATCGAAGACTTAAAACTCTTCCACATCAAGATAACACCGACAATAGCCCCAATTGCTATTGCCGCAGCGATGTTCATGCTATCGGCCATAAATTGCGTAACTTTTTTCCAGTGGACAATAAGCAATGCTATCCCAGCAATAAGCGCCAGAATTGCTCCGCCTACCAGCAACACGGTTGCCGAGGCAAAACTAAATGCCACGATTAAGCCGCCGATAATCACGACTAACGGCCCAGCTATTGCCAAGAGACCCGCGAATGTTATTAAGAATTTCTGTGTGTTAGGCGATAGATTAATAAGAACGTCTGCGAGTTTAGTAAAAGCATGGCTCAGTAACGTAGCGAGAGGTATTAAATGTAGGCCAAACGCTTCTTTTAAGTCTTTGTTTTTTTCACTTGCGCGGCGCACAACATTGGCGTAATCCATCCAAGTTCTAGCCACATCACCAACCGCTTTTTTACTCTGCTTAACCGCCTCAGTTAGAATGACCTGGGCTTTTGCCGCTTGCCTTGATACGCGCTTGGAGAACATCGTCTGTTTTACTAATTGCTTAAATTCTTTGGTGTCTTGTCGAATGACAATGCCTATCATTTTTAAACTTTCTGTTTCTCCAGTGAGAGCTTTTGTAAGCCTGTCAGCAGCATCAGCAGCGCCGCCCTCTAAGTTTTGAAATGATGCAAGGTCAGCGGCCAATTCCACCACCTGCTTAGACATGTCTAGCGATCCTTTTTCGGTCATGCCCAGACCTACTAACAAATCGCCAGTAGCACCTAGTAATTTTCTCGACGTAGATTCAGCAACACCAAAACTTTTGGCAAATGCGCTGGCAACCGAATTCGCCTTATCTTTTACCTTCTCGAAAACGGTATTAAATTTATTCGTGGTTTCGGTGGCATCACTCGCAGCGGTTACTAATGATTTTCCGATCAGTAAAGCTGGAAGGGTGATGGTGGCGGTGGCGGCCAATCCTGCGCCAGCAATTCCTTTTCCGATACTACGGATTTTCTCACCACGCCTACCTAGTTCCTTTAGTCGATCTGTGGCGCGTTTAGCCCCGCGTTCAAGGTTGGCAAAACTAATACTTCTAATACTTGCCGCAACCTTTTTTATCCCGCCGGAAGCTTTTCGAGCGTTCTTATCGATGTTTTTAAATGCACGATTAATAGCCGCGCCTGTACGGCTAAACTTGTCTTTAAATTGAATTATAAAGCTAACTTTGTTCGTCATTTTTTATTCATCTCGATATCACGCAAACGCTGGATTTCGTTGGCGCACTTAACGACCTCGTTAAACTCGCCTATAGGCATTTCGACTAATTCGCCATAAGTGATACCGCCCTCAAAAAAGGCGGCCAGCTTACACATTTCTAGTCTGTGTTGGTCTCGTCTCCACCCATCAGGGATGGTGCTATAAAATTTCCGAGGTAGGCACCTAC